GGACGTTTCCAATTGGGACGGGTCCCAGAACGCACGTATTATGGATAGTGTTGAAAAGAAATTCTTCATGGATCGCGTGTCGGGCTGGTGTCCTTCTGCAGATTTGGTCTTTGACAACTGGAGCAACACGTGGGGTACGACGCAGGACAAGAAAGTCCGCGCTAAGTACAGCCACGGACGCCGATCCGGTGACCTGTGGACCAGCATGGCCAATTCGTTCATGAATTTTATTTATGTTCTGACCCTTACGAAGCATACTCCTGGGACAGATGATTTTATGCTCATGGTGCAGGGTGATGACAATGTGTTCGCCACCAATAGAAGGCTGGATGTTGAGGAATTGACAGCAGCTTATCATTCTATTGGAATGAAGATCACCATTATTGAGCATTCATCCATGTCACAGGCTGAGTTTTGTTCTGGACGATTTTGGAAGGTCAATGGGATGTACAAGTGGGGTAATAAACCCTTTCGCACGTTAGCCAAATTGGGAATTAATTACCACAAGAAACCACCACATATGTGGCCAGGACTTCTTCATGGCACAGCACGTGGCATGCTTTGTACAGCCGGACATATCCCCATTATCGGAGCCTATCTCAGGTCAATCATCCGAAAATGCCAGTCCAAGGGAATAGAGGCCCTTGTTGACAACCGCGATAAAAACCCACATAGATTCATGGGTGGAATCGTGGAGTGGCCTGCGGATGATACCTACCACCAATTCGCCGAAATTTACGGATTGTCCGTTGAAGAAATACGGGAATTTGAGTTGGTGATAGCCTTCAGCGATTGCACTATACCCAATTATATTACGGGAGACCCGTTTAATGTGTGCATAGCGAAGGATCTGGGGATTGACCCAGACGACGTGAAGAGACCAGATACCATAGAAATTTGCGTCCGTCGAGCGTGGGGCGACCTCGAGCATGGGGCTTTCATGACACCTGCTGAAGAAGAAAAAGAGAAGCTGCTGATGGCAGAGGCTCTTTCATTAACGATGGGTCC